TGCGAGTTATCTTCCAGATAACTCCGGAAGAATCCGTCCCAAGGTCTTACAAAGCTGGGTTACCCCAGCCCCCCCTCTTACGAGGGGGAGTAAGACGGAAGTGGCTTAACCAAGCCACGTCCAAACCCACTTTGTTACGACTGAGTGGGGGTCAGTGTACCAACCAGGATCGGCAGTAGAATCCTTTATCGCTAAAGGATTACTGTATCGATCGAGGCTCTCATCGACAACCCGGTTAAGGGTTGAAAGATAAGATGAATCGATAGAGAACGCAGACTTGCAAAGCTCTTTTCTAAAGAGCTCCTCCCAATTAGGAGGTTGCCTCAGTTTCAATTCTGAGATACATGCAAGGATGCGATATTCATATCGTTGAAGATTTTTGTTAAATCTCCGACGAAAGAATGCCTCATTACAAGCACGAGGAGCAATACGAATGGTTGCTGGAAGCAACAACTCGCTCCTCGGATATGAGTAGCCACCTTCGGTCTCAATGATTGAGACCAAAGAAGCGGCATCGTCATATCCAAACTTAGTAATCAAAAGATTACATAAGTCTGAGTTTGTCACGATAGAGGTACGCGACTTAGAGAAGAATTTCCTTACTCTTATGGGAGTGACATCCATACCATTATGGTAATCACCACCACAAGATTCACGGAAAGGACCTCTCCAATAGGACTTATTGACATTGACCTTAAGGCCAATGGATTCGAGTCCTCTCGTTATTGCGTCAAAAGAATTGACGTCGCAAACGATATCGTCGCCGTAAACGTATACTTTAGGAGGGTATCTAAGCCTCCCTAATATACGTTGAGCTGCCTGCGCACATGCCCAAAAGCAAAGCGCTTCAACTGGAAAGCAACAAGAACTGCCCATAGGGGCAAACTTGTTAAGCTTTACAATCTCACCATTAGGTAGCATCGTCTCCTCGGAGCGACAAGCTTCGAGGGCCTTGAACCAGCGAGCCGGGAAAACTCGGCGAACTAATTCAAGGGAAACACGATCGCTAGCATCTGACAAATCGAGAGTGGCCAAGGACTGGTCTTTTGAACCAGCCAAGGCCAAAGATCGATTGACAGTCTGATCAAGAAAATTAATTTGACCAGAGGTGAGTTTGTGGGTCTCGAGGGTTTGATAGAGCAATCGCATGATCCCCTGCTGGATGAACATCATCTCAGCAGGTTCACATGAAATTACTCTAGGCCCACGAGAGTCCTTCGGCACGAGGCAAACTCGTGCTTGTGGGACTGACTGTGGTTTACTATCTCTCAGCCTTTCATACTCATCAGCAAGATGAGTAGGATTGTAAAAGAAATAGTCAGAGTATGGATAGACAGCATCAAGTTTCTCATAGTATACGAGAGCTCGATGATGTTTTTTCCAGTTAGGAGTTCGGCAAGCGGTTGCACCGCCGCCGTGACTGGGAACGATATCAAGAGGATCCACATTACATAGGATTCTCCGAATAAGGTATCCCATCTGTTCCAATAGTTCGTCACGAAAAGAGTGAGAACTATCAAACACAGATAGCAAATCCTGATCAATCTTTCGAAAATTGATAAGGAATCGCTCCACCTTCTCTGCACCATAATCAACCTCCAGTTTATAGAAAACGTACGTCAGTTGACGTACGCAATCTACGGCTAAAGAGTCGCCGTTCAAGGCCGCTTCGATAGCATCACCTAGGAAAAGTGGAACCTCGTAGACGAAGGGGATTAACCCTTCGGCGGGGTCCACATCTTCGATGATTCTTGTTATCCCAAAATTGGGAGGACAAGTCCAAACCGATGTGGAATGGAAGCTATCTAAGGCTTTGCCTATAAGAGGCAAAGTCTCGGTAATGAACGTCAAGCCCTCATTGACAAACCTACGTTCAAAATAGCGGAGATCCGCTTCATGAACGAAAGGCTTATAGCGATGGTTAGACGCTAGGTTCTTCCAAAAAGGAAGAAGGCTTTTCAGGCCACCAATTAACATTGGAAAACCTCCGAGAAGCATCCCTATTGCGACTACCATGATACAATCACTCAACAGTCACCTAACAGTGATGAAGAGCCGCTATTTATCCCACAACGAGTTAAACCTCGTTGTTAAGGATAGCGGTCACATTCGCGTTCGATCCACCTTCGATAAGGAAATCGATAAGTCGATTAACCTCTTCGATGCAGATCGCGGCTGTGATCGCCGTGTTAGATGGGCGAACGATGACGACATAAGTCGATATCGTCGCAGCGACACCGTATGCGTCGACCTCAGTTCGGTCGAGTCGCACAAGATGCCGCTCCTCACTCGACTTTCCCACCTCATGAGAGATGGTAAGTTTCTTTTCGATGGGCAAAGTTAACCCAGCGACAGAAAACTCGGATCTACCCAAGTCCGCCGCACGCAACGCATATGTTACTGTGTTGGTGTCGACGTCCGTGGGTGAATCCTTTGAGAGTGCTTGAGTGACAGCTAGCGCCATAGTGGAGCTCCTCCCTCAGAATGAGGGTGATTGGAAATCATTGTCTCACGACAATGAGAGTGAAGTGCATTACTACACCATTGAGTCCTAGAAGATGGGAGTTCAACCCATTCTAAAGTAGAAGTAAATCCTTACTTGCTACCAAGGACGGTGGCCAGGCTAACAAGAAGTGCAGCCTGGTTATTCGTGGGCATTTTCCATCCTAATCCCGTTAAAACGGAATAATCAGGATAGATAGGCATACGATGAAAAAATTCATTGTGAAATGCCGCTGCCCCCGACCGTGGAAAAGGTACAAATCCGACCAAATGATCGGAGTAACTTGACCACTCGATATGTAGCGTTTCCTTGTATTGGAGAAATCCATCAACAAGGAGTATCGGTAACTCCAACGTATCAACCTTAAAACGCCCCAACAAATTACCAACGCCTAGAAACCAATCTATGACGAAGGTAAAAGGTAAAGCGTCCCAGATGATACGAGGATTCAACTCAAAACCAAGAGTATCCAAAAAGGATAAAATGGCTTTGTGAAAAGAGTTCATAACCGGTAAAGGTTGTGGTTTATAGGCTATATAGCCTATACACTCGCGTGTGACGGTCGCTCTGTAAGATTGGAGCGGCCCACCCGGAACCCTATAGTTGGCCGATACAGTATTTGACGACTTTTCGATGGTGGTATGGGATTGAATAATCTTTCCCAAAGACGCCTCGAAAGCCTCCAGCTTACTCTTAACTGCTACTACACCAGAAATCGCATCTTTGATGTCGCCTATAGTAGGCTTCCATCCAAATTTGTAATTAAGGTGCAATCCAGCCAAGTTTTTCGCTAGACTATTTCTTTTTTGCCATAATTTGACCAAAGAACCGAGGTCGTCCAAATCCGCAAGGAAATTGGGGACACTAACGGTAGTAAGGTCAGGTCGAAGCCTATCGAACGTAGTGTTCATATGAGCTTGACCGAGACTTCCCAAGTAGGAAGTGCCAAAAGAGCCTCCTAAGGCTGTTTTAGCTAACCCAATTATGGTATCCCTGGTGTCACAACATGCTCTGTGGTGGTTTTGGTAATACAACCATTCCCAGTCTGGATTAGGTGTCGTTGAAAGACAATAAAATCCAGCGTTTCCTCCAGAGTAGTTGAAGTTGTACTTGTTATGTATACACATATTAGCCTTCGCATATTGATTGCGACGCTTAGTAGTGTATACAATACTCTCCGAACGCTTCCCAACGGTATAATCAGGAATTAAATCATCCTGTTTCAACGCGTGGGAAACAACATCAAAGGCTTTCTGATGAACGCCACTGATCTTGACGTCCGGATAGATTCTATTCTTGGTCTTAGGACCATAAAGAATAGCTTGCATAGTACAACCTCCAAGGTTTGAAATAGACAAATGTTACGCAGAGCCTCTCGGCTCGAAAGGATGGCTTCCCTCTTAGCGAGGGGAGGCC